TAATGTCAATGACTTTTGTTTCTTGATTCTGCAAAGCACCTAGAATCTTATTATCTGCATTGAGTTTGTTAGTTGCAGCAATAATTGCTTTCTCATCACCAGAAGTAATTGCATCTTCTAATTCTTGAATGTCCTGCTTTACCTGTAGGCGAGCAATGTTGTTGGCAATGCCTAAAGTTGCAGTTATGTCAGTTGCCTTGCCAAGTTGTTCTAGTTGTGTTCTCTGAGCAGCAGCAATCTGGATCTTGTCCATGTCAAAAACATCAGAGCCTTTTCCTAATGCTGATTCAGCCTTAGCAATTGCTGCTTCTAATTTTCTATTCTTTAATTGCGCAGCAGTTTCTTTTGTCAAAGCCTTTGAGTTACTGAGAGTCTTTTTACCATTAGCAAATACTTTTGCCTGCTCTTGGTAAATCTTGCCGTAGATCCCACCATACTCTGCTGTGGCTTTTCTATCAGCTAGAAGGTCTGCTCTGCTGGCTTCTCTTAAATCTCTAAGAGATTCTAAAGGATTGCCTGAAGCCAAAATGCTAAAATTACGGATAACGCGTGCGCTTAGAGTAATTGCTCTGCTGAAACCCTCTGACAAAGTTTCAATCAATGCAATAGTCTTAGGCAGTCCGTCACCACCTGCGAGAGTACCAATGGCATCAATAAGGCTTTTACCTATTGTCTCGGAAGCGTTGGCTAATGCAACATCTAAACGATCTATTGAACCTGCATAACTGTCCGCTGCTGCTTCTGCCTGACCAGCCGAGACAATAGCGATGCGCTTAAGAATATCCTCAAAAGACATGGCGGCAAGCTGTGCTTTATCTAATCCTAAATTGTATTTTAATAAACCTCTAGTTGTACCTGCGTATGCTCTTGCAAGGTCGGCAGATACGCTTTGGACATCCAGACCTGACTGGGCAGATAGATCAAGGCTTGTTCGTAGTAAATCTTGAGCCTTGACATAATCCCCTGTGGCTGTTAATAGTTTTTGATAAGCAGGACGAAGCTGATCGTCAAGGACACCAAATTGTGTTTCAAGGTTGGCTATAAATTTAGTAACTTCAGGATTTGCGAATGCCATACCTAGATTATCAAGAGTAAGGGTTAGAGCTCTTGCTGCTTTCTGATCGTCTGCAAAGGCTTTAACAGCAGTTTTGCTGTAGTTAGTAATCGCTCTAGTAGCAAAAGCAAGACCTAACACGCCCGCTAGTTTTTTAGTGCTTTTAACTAATTTATCGGTTGATGTCTCTGCTTGCTTGAAAGCCTTTTTACCAGTGAACTCGGCGGCAACATCAATAACTACATTAGCCATATTTAACCCCTCACAGTTGATCGTTGGTTAAGTTTAGTGGCTGCCGTCGAAATGGCTTTAAGCACACCTTCTCTTGCTTTCCCGTTGTTCTCATCATAGGCACGATAAAGGACACGCCCCTGCATACGAGCCTTACCTTTAAGCGGGGCTCGCAACTTGCCATCTTGATTTCTTACAAAGGTGCTGTCAGGCTTTAACTTGCCCATTCGTTCATATATTGCTCCAGCTCTAGTTTTGTTAAAAACCTGAGCAAGAGATCTAAATCCTTTGGAGTTAGGCTTTGATGGACTTGTCTTATATCCAATACCTGATTTAACGAGAGAAGGATTAAAAGATGGGAAAGTTGCCTCTGACATTTGACGTGGCAACCATCCGCTTAATACTTGTCCGCGATCTGGCACATAGCCTTTAGCCGATTTAGAAATAGGCTGGATCGCTGTCTTAATCTGTTTTTGTGTTTCTTTGGCTAAATCAGGTGTGAACTTGCGTAGAGCCTTGCGAAGCTCAACTGCGCCCTTTACGCTTGCTGGCATCGCTGACCTCCTTGGCTTCATCTCTGAGACCTTGCATTAATGCATCGAGCATGGTCTTATCTAGTTCTAATAGTTGCTGTGGCGCAATCCCCAACCTAATGCTTAGCCTAGCAATTAGATAGGTGAATGGAAGATCGCGCTTTAAGCTAAAGGGTCTGAGTCCAACACCTCAACACTTTTAAGTGTCTCGATGAAGTCCATACCGAAAGGCTTAACAGTTTCACCTGACCTGCGTGTTATTTCCCATGCCAGCCAAAACAACGATCTTTAGTCTTGCCATGGTTATCCCCTTTGTTTAGTTGTTTAGAATGTGCCTGTTGTGGCTACTGCAACTGTTGAGTTAGCAGTGAATGTGATTGACTGAGTACCAATATCGCCTACAGCACCATTGATGTCTGTAGTGTTATTGACTAGCAATGAAACTGTGTACAGAGGGTTTGTAGCAGATACTGCTGTTCCCTTTGTCTGTAGGAATACTGCTGTGATTGTTGTACCCCATGCAGCCTGCAATGTTGCAAGAACATTTGCTGATGCTGTGTCATTAAGGAAATCAATTGTGACAGTAGATGATTCCAAGCCCTTAACGAACTTGTGTGATGAATCACCCATTGCTGTTACTTCGAGTTCATCGAATACGCGGTTGATTGTTACTGCCGTTACATGGTCAGAAAGATCAACAGTGTTAATCTTCACGCCGACCTGATTATTTAGAAATACAGCCATGAGATTATTCCTCGTCTTTCTTGTTAGATGCTGGCTTAGGTGTTGCTGGTGCTACCTGCCCGATTTTCTTCAGGAAGGCTTCGTTTTCTAGTTCCCACTCGGACATGTTAACTCCAACTTGTTAGGATTGATACGGACATCTCACAGCTGAGTAGGTCACCCGATGCAGCGTTGAGAATACTTGGTGCGCTGATTGCGCTTACATTATAGACCAGAGATGATGCTGCTAACTTGGCGAACACGCCACATACAGAATCTTCAATGCCGTTTAAGTTGCCTTCATTGTCAAACAAAGGCACTGTAATAATAATCTTAAAGTTAGCCATAGGGCTGATAGTTATATGCTGATTGTTGCTAGGTGTTAGATAAGGATCATCTGGAGATACGATCACAGAGTTAGCAAGAACGGTGGCAGGAGGAAAAGCGAAAGTTTGGTATTTAGTATTATCTACTAGCGCGGTGGCTAAAGTAGTGCGGAGTGTAGTTATCGCTACTGGAGGCATTAGCCCACCATTGAGCGAGGGTCTAGCGCATGCGAAACCAAGCCCCGTATCTTAGCCAACAGTTGTGCTGACATCCGATATGGGGAAGGCTGGAAATCGACTGCGTTACTGCCAGAAAGGGTGGCTGTTCGCGCTTGCCAGATTTCAACAGATATCATAAGAGCTGCTTGCTGGACTGCCATGTCTGCTGTCCAGTCTGTGTAAGTTCTTGAAGCTACAGATCCATAAGGTGCAATAGCATGCTTAGGCTGTGCTGTGGCGTGAGTTGTTGCCATAGTAATGAAATAATCTCCAACAGCTGTAAGAACCTTACTGCCATTGTAAGCAGTTCCAGAATTAGAAATTGTTACTGTTTGACCTACATAAAAGATTTCTTTGACAGACTCATTGAAGTAAAGAGTTCCCTGACCAACAATGTTCTCATGAGCTACTGTGAAGTAAGTAGGACTCCATAGCATAGGCAATAGGACTGCATCTGTTGCATCACAGACTTCTTGAAGGACAGCATCTGTATACAAAGTGCCGACTCCGAGGGTTGTGCGGAGCTCTGAAACTGTTGTAAGTGCCATGATGTCCTTTCTAAAGACTCAGGGGAGTAGAGGGCTACTACTCCCCTGAGTGACTTAAGTGTGGCTTACGCCTTGTTGTTCTTGAACGCGCCTGCGCCGACCTTAGTAGCGATTGCTCCATAGCCGTAATAGCCGATTGTTACCTGTCCTGTTGCAGTTGTTTCTGCGCGTAGGCGGTATGTTGGTGACTCGTACCATGTGTACGCATCTGGGTTTACAATTAGGATTGAACCATCTGTGTCAGTGCCTGAAGCTGTGTTAGGTGTTACATACAGTCCAAGACCTGCAACATTACCTTGAAGAGCTGTAGGTGTTACAACACCACCAGCGTTCTGTGGCTGTGAGGCGTTGTAAATTGGGCGTCCACTGTCGTTAAGTGTCATAATGTTTGACCACTGTGAAGTGTTTACGATCATGTTGCGAGCAAATGGATTTGGTAGGCCAAGTGTTGCGTTGTAAACAGAAGCTGCACCGCGAGCAACAATGCCAAGCAATTCTGCTGCTGTTGGGTATGTTGCAACTGTTGTTGCATCTAGTGATGCACCTGAGATGATTGCTGCGTTTACTGCTGCATCTGTTGCTTTTGCGTAAGCAGATGCCATGTTGCGTACTAGCTCATCAAAGAATGCTGGTGAAGTACGATCTAGCAATTCAACAGAAAATGTCTGCTGACCTGCATACTTTTTAACAGTTACTGATAGGAAAGATGATTCCTGATCTGTATCTGTAAACGCATTACCTTGTGCAACTTCAGCAACGGCTGGCATTTGGGTGATCTTTGGAATCTCAAATGTCATACCTGCATTTGGCAATACTCCACGAGAGATTGCTTCAATTGATGGACGGATAGTTGTTCCGAGTGGGTTAATGATCTCTGAGAATTGAGGTGTTGGAACAAGTCCAGTGTTATTGACTGTGCTATCTGCTGCTAGTAGGTACTGACGAGCATCTTCATCACCTAGAGCGGCACGGATTGAGTTTTCTGCATACTTAGCCGCTGTTAGTTCAATGCGTGGCTTTGTGTATGACATTGCTGAAACAGTTGGGCGAGCAGCTTCAACCGCTGGTGCTTCAACTGGTGTTGCTTCGACTGCTGGAGTGGTGTTTTCCACGGTGGCTGTCTCGCTTTCTGTTGGTTGGGTGATTTCTTCTACAGCAGATTCTTCTGCTGCAATATCAGTAACCTGAGCAGACTTAAAGGCTGGCTCTGTTACTAAACTTACTTCGACCAAGCGAGCAGCAGAAACATAAGTAACGCCGTCCTTAATCTTTGACTTGAGGACTTCTGCCCCAATACTTAAACCTGATTGCAATCCTTCTTCTGCAAGGATTAGTGCTTCTGTACCGCGCTGTGAGCGACTTACAGAAAATACTGCATCGATTGAGTTCTCTGACTCGCTAAACGAGACCATGCGACCTAAAGGTTTTTTAGTATCGTGAGAAGATAATAGTTTGATGCTCTTAGGATCTTCAATAGCAATAGATCCAGAGGCAAAAATAACCTTGCCCATATTGGTTGATCCTGCTTCAACATTAAGTGGCACAATCTTGCCTGACACTGTGCGACTTGCTGAGTCTGCTGTGAGTTCAGCTGAGAAGGTAATTACTTGGTTCATTGCATACCTTGGCTTCCATTAGGTGTTAGATCAGTCATTTCCATTGCCTGCTCTGGAGTGATTAGATTCAGGGTTAAAAGTTTTTCGATTACTGCTAGTTCTTGAAGTGGATCAGTGCGTAGAAAGTTCTTATCAATATCAAACTTAACTACATTGCCACGAGCAGTAATATCATCCATAGACAAACGATCTTCGATTGCTGTGATGAATGGCTGTAAAGATAGTGTCAAGAATTGCTTACGCTCATCTTGCACATTCGCATAAGTCATAGAGTTATTCTGATCTGCTGAGACATAGTAAGCAGGCACATTGCACAAACGCGCAATCTCTGTAGCAAGGTTGAAAATTGCTTCCCCGTACATCATGTCTTTAGGTGAGAAAGACACTGGGTTATATTCTAAAGTAGAAGTTAAATAAGCAGTGCTGCGATTGTTGCGTGCTTGCTTCCATGCAGCTAGTAAACCAGAGACTTCTTTAGGATCTAGATCAGCACCAGTATTTTTAATGTAGCCAGTTGCCATTGGTGTTGATGCTGCAATAGTTGCTGCCTTCTGGACATCAATAGCGGCGCGAATTGTTGAAGTCCCAGTGTTAAGAATGCCATCGCTTAATGACTGGAATGTAATCAAAGATCCTAAGCCGTCCATTGGCAATGTAGTGCCATCGACTGCATAAGACTTAACAAAGACATTATCTTTGTCAAGTGTTGCAGTTACTCGGCTGTTAGCGATCCACTCAAAGCGAGAAGGACGACCATCTTCCTGATAGACCTCAACAACTTTCCAGAATGCTTGACCATAAAATAGAAGTGAATCAACAGTCCACGCGATAGTTACAGATCGTGGCTGTGAATAAGAAGGTTGCTCTAACCAAGCAGGTGAGCCAAGTTCTTCATTTGTAGATTTCTTGTAAAGCTCTAAAGGAATTGCTCCGATAGTTCCTGCTAAAAGGTTTCTGCATCGCATAAGTGCAGGGACTGAGATGGCTTCATTTCTGCCTACATAGGCAAACTGAAATGGCATTGCATAAGGTGAATACTCGCCAAGAACCTGTGGCGCGGACTGAGCTTGTAATTGTGGCTTAGATTCTAAACCAAACGCTTGCAATAATTTACCCATAGACAGAAAGTGTAGCATTTGTCAAGAGATTAGACAATATGCTAGGGCGTGTCTAAGTATAGATTTGAGGTTTAGCCACTGGGATCATCAACTTGGAGACAACCATCGCCAAGCCAATAGGTGCTGAGATATCTCCAGCAGACTTGCGCTTAATAATGCGCCACGCGCTGTCATTGACTTTAGCTGCACAGTTATTCATCTGCTGGATAAGTTCTGCCTGCCCATTGTGGACTACGCGAGCATTGACCAAGCCTTCTAATAGATCACCACAGGCTTTGTAGAACTGTTGCCCTGAGACATCTTCGACCATGACTCCAGCATTGCCCAAACGATCTGCAATTGTTTGTGTGGCGTACTTGTCAAAACAGACTAAGCGTGGCTTATATATGTCACACCATGACTTTATACTTGCTGCCATCTTTAACTCATCGATGGCAACCTGAGAGCTGTAAGTCTCTAAGATCCCGATGCCAATCCGTCCATCTGGCAGTAATTGTCCTGCGACTAATGATCCGTTGCGCCTAGACGGACTGACATCGAAACCGAATACAGTATAAGCCCCAACGGCCATTTCAAGTGTGCTATCGGATGTGTCCTCTAGAACTCCATGAGGCCAAGGACTGCTTAGAGAATCAATCCACTGGCAAAGAGTTTCAGTGCGCGTGTTTTCAATCGGAGAAGTAGCAATAGCCTCTTCAATCGCCTCTTCTGAGATTGTGTACCCCATAGAAGGGTTGGCCATAGCCCACGCTTCACGATCAGTAATCTTGCAATACTGTGGTGCTGAATACTCATAGAATCCAAAAGACTTAGGCGGATAATCCATTGCTCTTTCGCGAATGTCATTAAGAACTGTACTAAACGCATCTCCAGCATTCGATGTGAGCAATGTGTGCGAACCCATGTGAGCTCTGGTCACTGGCATTGCAGCGCGAAAACCCTCTTCACTGACTTCACGCAATTCATCAATAAATAACAGGCCATTAACTGTTCTGCCTCGCGAGCCGTCTCTAGTTGCTGCAACAACATCCAAACGAGCACCCGATAGCATCTCTATAGACTCTGTGCCGTTTGCATAGCGGATCTGTTTAACGAATCCTTTAAGGTGGTCATTGTTTTCCAGAATGTGAGTTACTTGTCTAAAGGTGTCCAGAGCCATAGAGCGATTGGAGGACATTATGAGGACATTGGTATTCCACTTAAGAAGGTGTGCCAAAATAAGCATTCTGGCTAAGTGAGTCTTGCCATTCTGTCTAGCAATAAGCAGTAGGTTAGTTTTACGAATCCAAAATCCAGATTTGTCCACAGTCAGCATATCTTTAAGCACAAACTCCTGCCAAGGCAGTAAAGGTATATCAATTATCTTGCATAGATCTAGGATATCTTGCAGCTTGTTTTCGCCCTTAATAAGTGGCGTGTGGAGCCTTGGTTTAGTTGCCCCTCGTAGGGCTTTGCTCTTTCTGGGCTTAGTTGTCATTGAATTGGGTTAGGTCGGATCTTAAACGGACTGTCCAGCATCGTCTCGGAGCGCATTGGAGAGAGGCTCCCTGA